CCGCGCAAACAGACCTTCAGCCTGGAGTTCGGCCGCTATGGCGAAGACTATAAGAACCTCTGACGGCGACGTGCTCGACGAGCTCTGCTACGCGTTCTACGGGTCGCTCGCGGGCGTGGTCGAGGCGGTGTACGAGGCAAATCCGGGGCTCGCCGCACGCACGCAGCCGTTTGCCGCGGGAATCCTCATCACGCTGCCCGACCTCGACGTGCAGCGTGATGAACCGGTCCAGCTCTGGACCTAGGGAAGACTTATGCAGGCCATATTCCAGATCGTCGCGAACGGCGACGACATCACGCGCGTGATCCAGGATCGCGTGCTGCGCATCCGCACGGTGGACAAACCGGGGCTTGAGTCGGACGAGTGCGAGATCGAGCTCGATGATCGCGACGGCAGGATCCAGTTTCCGCCCAAGGGCGCGACGCTCAGAATCTCGCTCGGCTGGAGCGGCAGGGGCCTGTCGTTCATGGGCGAGTACGCGGTCGACGAGGTTGCGCTCAAGGGGCCGCCCGCATCCGTCGTAATCCGCGGCAAACCGGCGAACATGCGCGCCACTGCGAAAACGCACCGGTACGGTAGCTGGGAGAACGTGGAGCTCGCGGACATCGTCGGTGACGTGGCCCGCCGCAACCGGTGGACGGCCGCATGCAGTGTCGACGCCCAGGTGCCGCGTGCCGACCAGTTCGGCGAGAGCGATCTGCACTTCATCACGCGTCTTGCCCGGCAGCATGGTGCCACAGCGACGGTAAAGGCAGGCAGGCTGATCGTCGCCGGTCGTGGTGCCGGCCGGAGCGTGAGCGGCAAGCCGCTGCCCGTGATCACGCTCACGCCCGACATGCTGCTCGACTACGAGATCACGTTTCCCGATCGCGCGAGCTTCGTCGCGGTGCGCACGAAGGTGCATGACACTAAGACCGGAAAGAAAATCGATCTGACGATCCCGAACCCCGATGCGCCGCCCGGTGCATCCGCGGTGCACACCGAGCGGCATGCGTTCGCGAGCGCCGAGGCCGCGAAGGCGGCCGCGAACGCCCGTCTGCAGAAGCTGAATCACCACACGGCCAAAAGCACGATGACGATGACCGGCCGGGCGGACTTTGCGGCCGAGAAGACGGTGACGCTCAGGGGCTTCAAGAAGGAGGCGGACGGCGATTTCCTCGTCGAGTCCGTGACGAACACCTACGCGGGGCGAAGCTGGGAAACGCAGGTCGAGCTGAATGCCGGCAACCGGGGCAAGGCGAAGGTCGGGCACGGGAAAAAGAAGGGCAGGAAGATCAGTCTCGTGGTGCCGGCGCCGCCGCACTGACGCGATTGACAGAAGACAAGAACCAGCAGGACAGCAACCAGCACGAAAACGAACCGCCCGCACTTCGCGCGAGGCGGTTTTTTTATTGGACGGACGGGCCCGATGGGTGAACAGCACAACAACGATCTGGCGGTGCAGATCGCGCGTTTCGGCGAGCAGCTGCGCAGCGTCGCGGCAAGCCTCGAGGACATCAAGACATCGGTGCAGCCGGTCGCCGCGCTCGATCGTGCGCTCGCGCAGATGTCGATTCACAACCAGAACGCGCGCAAGGATATCGAGCTGCTGTGGGCGCGTGTGGATGAGGGGAAGAAGGAACGCGATGCGCTCGAGGCGCAGATCGGCGGCGTCGACGACCGGGTGGCGGCGATGAAGAACACGGCGAGGGGCGCGATGTGGGTGCTCGGGATCGTGCTCGGCATCGTGCAGACGTTCCTCGTCGGCTCGATCGTGTGGGTGTTCACCCATATCAACGAAGGCGACATCCTCAACCGGTTGCAGCAGCAGCGCCTCGAGGTGCTGGAACAGACCATGACGCGGGAAACCAGACAGGGAACGAAACAATGACACTTGACGAAAAAATCGATGCGCTGATCGGCCGCGAGGGCGGCTACTCGAACAATGCGCTTGATGCCGGCGGCGAGACGATGTGGGGCGTGACTGCCGCGGTCGCCCGCGCGTTCGGCTATACCGGCGCGATGCGCGACATGCCGCGACCGACCGCCGCGCAGATCTATCGCAGCCGCTACTGGCAGCAGCCGAAGTTTGATCTGGTCGACGCGGTCTCGCCGGTGCTCGCCGAGAAGCTGTTCGATATCGGCGTGAACGCCGGGCCGGCGACCGGCGTGCGCTTCCTGCAACGTGCGCTGAACGTGCTGAACCAGAACCAGCGTGCATTCGCCGATATCGCCGTCGACGGCGGCATGGGCGCCATGACGGTCGCGGCGCTGAAAGCCTTCCTCGCCGCGCGCGGCGCGGACGGTCATCGGGTGCTGCTGGGCATGGTGACCGCGCAGCAGTCGGTCTATTACATCGAGTGTGCCGAAAAGCGCGTCGAGAACGAGACGTTCGAATACGGCTGGCAGCTCAATCGTGCATTGGGGGTGAGCGCATGATGGATGTCCTGAAAACAGTCGCGCCGTGGCTCGTCACGGCCTTGACCGGTGGCGTACCCGGCATCGCCGCAATGGCCGCCTCGGCGATCGCCGGCAAGCTCGGTCTCACCGATGGTTCAGTGGACGCAGTCACGTCCGCGCTGACCGGCCAGCAGATGACGCCTGAGCAGTTACTGGCGCTCAGGCAGGCCGACGATGACTTCGCGCTGAAAATGCGGCAGGCGGGTTTCACGCACGCGGAGAACATGGCCGGCATCCAGGTGCAGGCCGACAGAATCGCGGCCGACGATCGCGCAAGCGCCCGCAACTTTGCGGCGGCGGAGCACGACCATACGGCGCGCAACCTCGCCTATATGTATACGGTCGCGCTCTTCGCGGTGATTGGTCTCGAGTTCCTGCTGGCGGCCAGACAGATCCGGCTCGACGACGGCGTGATGCGCGCGCTCGATACGCTGTTCGGGATTCTGATCGCGATGGTGCTCGGCTCGAAAGAATACTTCTTCGGCTCGTCGTCGCGCGCGGACAGGCAGGCCGCGGCGATCACGCAGTTTGCCGTGTCGCCGGACACCGTGGTGACTCGTACGGATCCGGCCGCGAGCGGGCGGGACGGGGCTGCGTGAACGCATCCCCTGCCGTTCCGGTGTTCTATTCCCAGTGCCTGTATCGCGGGCAATCAGCGTCCGACGCGCACAGCACAAAGTTACTTTGACCGCGCTTTGTGCGCAGGAAAGACAGGGCGACCGGAAGCATGTTGACGCATGCTCCCGGCCACCTTTCCACTGCTGTAGCCAGTGAATTAGCCAGGGCCCTGCTACCTACCGGTAGGCGGGCCGGATTCTACACCAAGTTTAAAAACGGCTTTCACAATGGCAAATCCCATCATCCCCTGGATCGGCGGCAAGCGCCGTCTGGCAGATCACATCATCCCGCGTTTCCCGAAGCACGACTGTTACGTCGAGGTCTTCGCTGGCGGCGCCGCGTTGTACTTCATGCGGCCGCCGGCGAAGGTCGAGGTGATCAACGACATCAACGGTGAGCTGGTGAACCTGTACCGCGTCGTGCAGCATCACCTCGAGGAGTTCGTGCGCCAATTTAAGTGGGCGCTCACCAGCCGGCAGGTGTTCGAGTGGCTCAAACAGACGCTCCCGGAGACCCTGACCGATATCCAGCGCGCGGCCCGGTTCTACTACCTGCAGAAAAGTTGCTTTGGCGGGAAGCTGGAAGGGCAGACATTCGGCACGGCGACGACAACGCCGCCGGGACTGAACCTGTTGCGCATCGAGGAGGAACTGTCAGCGGCACACCTGCGTCTGTCGAACACGTTTGTGGAGCGGCTCGACTGGAAGACGTGCATCGACAAATACGACCGGCCGCATACGCTGTTCTATCTGGATCCGCCATATTACGAGACCGAAGGCTATGGTGTCGCGTTTCCGTTCGCCGAATACGAGAAAATGGCGACCAGGCTGCGTGCGATCAAGGGGCGCGCGATCGTGAGCCTGAATGACCACCCGGACATCTGGCGCGCGTTTGAGGGGTTTCACATCGAGACCGTGCCGATTCAGTATACGGTCGGGGGCGGGAAGGGCGTCGATCGCAACGAACTGATCATTTTCAGTTGGGATGACGCGGCGCGGCCCGTGGGGCTGTTCTAATCGATGGTGCCGGCGCAACGGATCGCGCCGGCATTGCACTTACAGGTCCGTAAAGGCGGGCAGGAGATCCTGATCGACGAGCCGGACCTCGATGCGATTTGCTGTCTCGATGTGCTCGGGGTTCTTCATCGAGAAAGGAGCGTCAGTTGTGCTGACGACGATCGTGCCGGTCTGCGCCTTGCCAGCCTCCGGGACCGGAACAATCTCACGTGCTTCCGGAACCTGCTGCTGTGTTATCACGGTTGGCAGGTACAGCATCCAGCCGACGCCGGGCTTATCATCAAACACTTGCTTTGCTACATAGCTTCGTGGAGAGACCGTGACATACGCCGGATTAAATGCCTTAACAAGGGAGCCGACGATTTTCAGTACCGCATCGAGATTGCTGAGGATCGCTGAATCCGCCAGCGATAACTCAAACGAGTTATAGATGCCCGCTTCGTTGAGATGACACGCGAGTGTCGCACCGCGCGAGTCGCCTTCGTTGCCGTCCCAAAGCGCCACATACGTCGTCGTCGGATCTGCCGCAAATTTGTGCTTCAGTACGGCAAGGATTGCTGTTGACGGTGCCCCGTCTTCGAACGCGGGGTAGAGCAACGCTTCGTCGCGGCTTTTTCCGCGTGCATACCAGCGATTAAACTTCTGGTCGATCTCGGCCAACCCGGTCGTCACAACATGAATTCGCGACAGCGCCTCTTCGAAGTTCATGGGATCGAGTGTTGCGTCCTTAAATTGAAGCCTGAAATCCATGATCGTCTCGGGTTACGGTTGTACGACGGACTGTACTTGGTAAGTGGTCAGGTAGGGAAGCATGAACTCCCACGCATCGGCCTCTTCGAAGTACCATTTGAGACGAGCCGGAGGATTTGCGTTCACCTTTTTTGCTTGTCGGATCAAGGCATTTTGAAGGTCTTCATATCCGTCGAACCATTCACGCGGCTGGAGTTCTCCGTTCTCGTCGCGCTCGAGGAACTTGGCGTAGCGCGATTTTGCTTCTTGCAGCAAGCATTCGGCTGGCACGAACCCGTCGAAATCAGTTCCGAGCCACACCCATTCCTCGCTCCACCCCTCCTCGACGCTGTACGGCCGCCCGGTGATGCGGCCTTGGTACGTTCGAGCATGTGCAGACATGTGATGGTTTCTGCGTAGAGGCTGTCCGGATTCTTCCGGCGGGCATTTTTTGCATTTCTCTCCGGTGCGCGGGACGGACTTGGCGTCGGTCCTGGCTTTACTCTCGTCCTTCGGCGTATCGCTAGACAGGCTCGCCGTTCCCGCGAGGCCGAGCCCGCCCAACAAGGCGACGCCAGCTCGCGCCAATACCGGCCCAAGCTCCGCCGCTGCTGCTTCTATTATCGGTACCGCGAACCCCGCCATCTGGTGATCTCCTGTCGTATTCTGGGTGTTCGATGCGCCATTTCATGACACGGAAATAGTCGTGAAAGCGTTCGTCCGGCGATCGGTCGGGGCGGGTGAGCCACGCACGTGTCGCCGGCTTTGTGTAGAAGCTCGGGGCGTATGCTTCGATGTGGAGAAACGCCTCGACGTTTTCGTCTGCCTGGATGCCGAGCTGACGCGCGACAACGTATGCGTTCCAGAGACGCGTCGACAGCGTGCTGTCATCGGCAAGTTTCGGATCAGCTTTGACAAGATCCTGTTTGACGCGCTCGACATATCCGCGTGCGTCGATCCCGGCAAGGCCGGCGACCTGTTCGCTTGTCAGCTCAAGCATGCGGGTGTACTCCCTGCAATTTGCCGTTCACTTCGACGAGCCAGTCAAATGTCGAGACGAAGAACTGCATGCGCTGCGTGAATTCCATCAGCGACGCAATATCGGCCATGATGCGTGCGTCGTAGAACCGAAGGAGGGCAGTGCGTCCATCCGGCAATCGCGCATCGAGTCGACTGCGCAGCTCGTCGGCCAGCGATTCAAGCGGATATCCGCTAATCAGCCAGGACACGCCGGTAGAGCTGCTGGCCATTGCGGAAAGAGTCTGACGGGTATTGTCGGGCGCTCGCTCGTAGTCGACCAGCCACGGGCCGGCATCGGCCAGCGACGCGTCCTGTGTGCTGTCGAACACGGCTACGGCCGACTGCGATCGCTGGGGTGATGACCCGTCGGCCGCGTCAGCATATAGAAGGCCATCGACAAGGGCATACAGATGCACCTGCATGGTCAACTGCTGTTGACGCTGGAAGAAAAAAGCTTCGATCGAATTTTCGGTCATGTTCTACCCGCGCGCGATCATCGTTGCGGCATTCTCGGCCGCAGCTTTCAGGCACTCGAGACACAGCGTCGGCGAGGGCGAAAGCGCTATTGCAGTGGCGGCGACGGCCGCAACCGCGCCGCCAGTCGTCGCTTCGCCAGTTCCGATGTCGTCGAGCGTCGCGGATGACTGTGAGGCGATTAGCGTCGCTCCGCACGCGGTTTTCATACCTTCGATGGCGGTTTCCCGTCCATCAAAGGTGTGCGGGTATCGCCGCACCGTGGCGGGCAGGATCGGAAAGACCCCCTTGCATTGCGGGCAAAGTACCTTGTGTCCGACGCCTGCGATGGGTTTCCCGTCAATGGTGGCGATCCCGGTGCCCTCTAGCACGCGTCCGCCGTGCGTCGTCGTGTCGCCGACGCAGATCATGGCTCGGGCCATATGTTCTCTCGGAGGTGTGGTTTTCGTATGAATTTACCATTTCCGGGAGAACCGTCGACCGTTGGCTATCTCGCATTCGGTCAACTATTGTTAACCGAAGTGAGCGCCGTCGATCATTCGAAGGAGCTGTTGCCTTGCCGCCACGCTGGCGGGAGGGACCGAGTTAATCGATTCTGCCGCATGTATCACCTATATTGGCATCACTCTTTCGCAATCCATCGATCATTCCGGGAAAGATTCGAAGGCGAGAGAGCTCTAGACTCAAAGAATACAATCCCGCATATGACGGCCTTTACAGGCGTAGCGCGGATGCTCTCCAGGCCAGGGATTAACTGACCGCTCACGGCCAGATGAACAAACCTAAACGATCTGCGTCCCGCGATCCGGTGCGGCGATCCGGTGCGGCACTCGTCTCTAGCGCGCCTCATGCGACAGGCATAACCCGACCCGGAGTGGCCATCCGAGCTCGCAGAAAGCCGCCATTCAAAGCGTCCCGGTGGAATGCTAATCAATACGTCCCGATAGATTAGGCGCTTATTGACTTCACCTATCGCATCGCTCGGATGGATTCGCCTTGTCGAGAGCGAACCTCACCGGCGGCAGCGGAAAGTCGCTAATATCATCACTCGCCAGTGCTACACGTGGCCACGTTGCGCCGGCAAACCGTCCGGAAATTCGCGGGGCGACTGCGATACCTGGCATCAAAATAACTGAGAGCATTTGGTAATGAGGGGGTAAGAATGAGAACGCTAACGGACCTTGGGCTCACGCCGACCGACCGAGAGCAACTACTTCGGGGCCTACATGAGGGCAAATACAACCTGCTACTCGGCGCTGGTGCGAGTTACGGCTGCAAGGGAGGCGACGGGGTTGAGCTTAAGGACGGGGCTACACTTTCACAACAAATCGCAAAAGACTTTGGGCTCAAACTGAGCGCGGATGAGGCTAAAAAGCTGCCCTTGGCATACGAAGAAGCAGAAAGTGCCGATAAGGTTGGGTTCCAGCGTTGGTTGCGGGCGCGCTTCATTGGGTGCGATTCGACTTGGCAGAACAAGATTTTCCGGTTTCAATGGGAGCGAATCTGGACATTCAATATTGATGACGTCCTGACCAATGCGTTTGAATTCGATAGGGACCAAAATATCTTTGGGGACTTGGCGTCCTTCGACTGGAAGGAACAGATTGCCCCCCTCGAAATCACGCCAAACAAGCAACAGGTAGTTTACCTGCACGGACGTGCCTCAGACCTCGGCGGCCCGCTCGACGGTCTGGTCTTTTCCATTCTGGAATACGCACGTGCAACCCGCAGTGCCCAGCAATGGCATTCCGCCTTTCAAACTCATTATCTTGAAGGCCCTTTCATCGTATGTGGCGCCACGCTCGCTGAAGAAGTTGATATCTCTGAGGCCATTCGCTCCAAGAACTTTTCACGTGCGGTCGGATTTCCTTCGTTCATCGTTTCTTACGGTCTAGACGAAGGGCAGAAGGGCAGAATGCGACGGTTTAATCTCATTCCCGTCGTCTGTCCACTCGAAGAATTCTTCACGATCGCCCTGCGCGAGCTGAACGACTACCGCAGTACTGCGGACGCAGTGTCTTCTCGGCTTAAACCTGGCACATACGCGCGCTTCCTCTCGGAGTTCAGGCGACTTGATACGAAAGACGGCTCGGTACAAGCAATCGATGGAACTGATTTCTATGGCGGCGACGAGCCAACTTGGAAGGACATCCTGGACAGCCTTGATTCTGCCTTCAAAGCTACCGATAAGGCTGCTGCCATTCTTGAGCAGAGCGCTACGCGTTACGCAGTTCTCTTACACGGGGATCACGTGTCGGGCAAATCGGCAGCGCTGTTCCGGGTTGCGCGTGAAGCTCTTCGCAAAGGACTCAAGCCATTCTGGTTTCGTCATGAGGAAGGTTTCAATGCGGAGATTGTTAGCGACTATCTGTCGGTCGACGATCGAGCGATCTTATTTGTCGATGATGCTGCAAACCACTTACAAGCAATAGGCGAGGTACTGCAGCGTGCCAAGGCCAAAGGCAAGCACGCGCGAATATTTCTTTCGCTCAGAAGCTCACGCCTGCGTGGCTTTAGGATTGATGTCGGCGATGATTTTCGGCATGAATTCCGGCTGGACCCGCTTCGAAAGGGAGATATCGTTCATCTGGTGCAGAGGCGACGCCGCGCCTCTCGACTTGGCAAAAACATTGGCAAGTCCGATGCAAACATCATAAAGGAGCTCACACACAGCTGCAAATCGGAGCTCCTGCAATGCATCGCCTATATCGAGTTTTCCGAGCCTATACGGCAGCGGGTGAGGAAGATCGTCCTTGCTGCACTGAGCGATTCAAGCCACCGGGAATTCTTCGCCCGCGTTATTTGCGTGCATCGTTTTGGTTTTTCATTACCTCTTCGGGCTGCGTTAGCGGCTAGCGGCCTCCAATTCGGACCATTTCAAGATGTTCTTGATACGCACCTGACGGCTCATGGCGTCCTTGTTCGTGACTACACCGGTATTCGGCTTAGACATCGTATCCTCAGCGAGTATGCTTGGGATGACTTGTTTACCGATGAGGAGCGCTACCGGGCAATGTCCTCGGTAGTGCAAGCATTGGCGCCGCTCGTTAATCCCGGAGTAATCCGTGCAAAAGGCATCGCGCACCTCATTCTTCGGGAGGTTCTGGATCAAGAGCAGGTTTCGCGCAGCACTGGACGCCGGTCTCTCGAATTTTACACGGAGCACGAGCCGGCTCTTGGCTGGAGTTCGCGGTACTGGGATCAGCGTGCGCTTCTTGAATCGAGAATTGACGGGCACTTCTCAAAGGCATACTCGTATTCGCAGAAGGCGATTTCTCTCGAGCGGCATCCGTTCGCGTTCACCAGTTTGGGAACAATATGTATGAGTCATTCCACAAAGCTGGTGGACGGAAACCGAACGGAAGCCATGAAGTATTTTCAAGAAGGGGAGGAGGCGCTCAGCGCGGCTTTGAAGCTAACGGAGCCAGGCAGAGCTTATGAGCATCCTTTTGTAAAGTTCTTCGCCTCCGCGGAACAGCTGTTCCGTAAGCTGGACCCTCACGACACGGAGTTTGAAGCCGTTCTGCAGCTATTTCGTATTTGGATTGAGCGAGCGAAGGACTCACCAGCGTACGCGACGTTCTTTGGGAAAAAGCGATTGCGGGAACTGCAAGCGATGGAGCTTAAGCAATCTCTACGCGCTAGACGCGTCGGTTAAATCCTCAGCGTCGGTCCGGCGATACTACCCACTTCAGCGGGAATCTCACTCTGCTGCCTGGCTCCCGGTGATCCAGGCAGCGCAAAGTACCTTATGCGACTCCAGATTGGGTAGTGTAGAAGCTTATCCATTCTTCGGTATAGCGCCAGCTCCGCATCGGCCAATTTCCTCCCCACGCACCTTTCCTTATGCCGCGCCCAGCCATCACGGACCGGCATGGCAATTGTCAGCGATATAGGCGTTGAGGTCGACCGTCCGCTTCTGGCCCGGTTGTCGCCGGACGGGCCTGCGGGGGACTGCGAACAGTCGCTGCTTGCAAGTTTTTTTTCGCCAAGGACGAGCTAGCGATTAAGAGGAAATTCCGTCGCCGCATCGCAGCGCCGTCTCAGGGCTCCATCTGGCAACATCTGGGAATTGATCCTAGGAGACCTGCGTGACTAGCCCCACCAATCTCGATCACGATGCGCGGGTTAAGCTTCTTTGCTATCTGGTCGTCGCTCAACTTGTGGCGCATGCCCGTACGGGCGAATGGCTGCGTACGGACCATCTCGTCGAGTCCGGCCGTATGTGGACGGACTCCAGCGGCGCACAGGGAGCCTGGTTGGCGCGGTATGAGCTCGGCCAAGCTTCAGCGGCCCTCGCTCCAAGTTTTCTAAATGTCTCCGCGCTTTGCGATTCTGACTCCCTTGCAAAGTTATTCACGCATGGGTGGCGACTGGATTACCGATCTTCACGCGTACGCTGGTTGCATGACATTTGCGGCGCTTATCTACACGGGGATGGAGAGTTGCCGACCCTTGGCGCCCCTGTTCATAACCCTCGGTAAGTGGCTGATTTTATTAGGACGTGTCAGTCTGTTTTTACAGTCGGTTCTTGCCTCGAAAAGCTCCCGTAAGCCTATGTTTTTGCGACAGAATCCGGCGACGCGGGGGCCATAACATTTCGACACGCACCGTCAAGTCGTCATGGTGCGTGGCCAGCCGGTGCAACTCTCCGGCACGCAATACCGGCTGGCGTCGCTGTTCTTCTCCAACATCGGCCGCGTGATGTCGCGCGATCACATCTTCGCGATGGTGTGGGGCCGTGAGTTCCGCGAGTTCACCCGCACGATCGACAGCCACGTCTCGCGGCTGCGTCTGTTGCTCGAAATCGAGCCGCAAAACGAGTTCCGGCTGCAACCGTTAAGGGTTATTCGATGCCTGCCGTCGGCCACAGGAACGTGACGATACCTCGGCGCGTGCCGGCAGGCGTCGAATAAGCCCGATGGAGGAAACCGCGGAGTGCCCCAATGCGGTTGGAGCTTTCGCGGCTATGGCGATTGATAGCCCGGGATGCTCAGTGATGTCGGGTGCGACACAGTCTGGCGGGAAGCCGGTCGGGCACTAACGCCATAGCGACGCGGTGCAGTTGTGTATTCGGGATGATGAAACGGGCGCACGAAGCACATCGCAAAGCGACGCGCGCATACGTCCGTTCGTGGGCCGCGTTGCCGCAAAGCCAACGTTAGACAGGCAGTTCGAGGAGCCGTGGAGTTCATGTCTGATCGCGGCGCATGGGCGGTGCGCGGATCGGGGCGCTGCGCGCGAGGATGTCGATGACGATCATCGGTGCGCCGCAGTGCCGGCAGATAAAGACGGGCCGGGTTTCGATGATGGCGTGGTCCGGTGATGGGCTGGTCGCGGGTGCGATGTGCAGCAGATCGCGTACCCTCGCGAGTCTGGCGCGGCGCACCGGGTTGGCGAGCAGTCCGTAGTGACGGATCCGATGGAAGCCAGCGGGTAACACATGGAGCAGGAAGCGGCGTATGAATTCGCCGGTTTCGAGGGTCATGGTCTTGTAGCGGGTGTGTCCCTTCGCGCGGTAGTCCTTCCAGCGGAACGTCACGCCGCGCTCATCGAAGGCGACGAGGCGCTGGTTGGAGATGGCGACGCGGTGTGTGTAGCGTGATAGATACTCGAGCACCGCCTTCGGTCCGGCGAACGGTCGCTTGGCGTAGACGACCCATTCGCAGGTGCGCAGCGGCGCAAGCCAGCGGGCAAAGATGGCGGGGTCAGCGAGCCCGGTATCCTCGCCGAAGAACTGCAGGTCGCCACGGTGGTGAGCCGACTGGAGTGCCTCGAGGAAGCGGCGCCGGAACAGGCGTGACAGGACACGCACGGGCAGGAAGAAGCCGGGGCGGCAGGCGATCCAGCGCTCACCGTCAGGCGACAGCCCGCCACCGGGGACGATGCCGTGCACATGCGGGTGATGCGTGAGCGCCGAGCCCCAGGTGTGCAGTACGAGCGTGGCGCCGATCTGGGCGCCGAGATGCCTGGGATCCCCGGCGATCGTGCGCAGCGTGTCAGCGGCGATGTCGAGCAGCAGGCCGTAGATGATCCGTTTGTTGTACCAGGCGATGGCGCTGATGGGTGCGGGAAGCGTAAAGACGACGTGGAAGTACTCGACAGGCAGCAGGTCGGTCTGGCGTGCCTCCAGCCAGCGGTGCGCGGCACTGGCCTGGCACTTTGGGCAATGCCGGTCCCGGCACGAGTTGAAGGACACCTCCGCCTTTGCGCAGCCTGAACAGCGCAACACATGTCCGCCCAGTGCCGCCGTGCGGCACCGTTCGATGGCTGACATGACCTTCAGCTGCCCCGGGCTCAGGCGTGTCGTGGCTCGCCACGCCGGCCCGTGGCTGCGGAAGATGTCCGCAACCTCCAGCATGAGATGCTGCGGGGTATGGGCTTATCCAGGAGGCAGGCGGTCCAGTGGACTGGTGACTTCATGCAGCAGGTCGGTGGCCACCTGCACATAAAGTGCGGTGTTCTCAAGCTTGGCGTGGCCGAGCAGAACCTGGATCACGCGGATATCCACCTTCTGTTCGAGGAGATGCGTCGCAAAACTGTGGCGCAAGGTATGCATGGATACACGCTTTTCGATGTGCGCGGCTTCGGCGGCGGCATGAATGGCGCGGTTCAACTGTCGCGTGCTTAACTGGTCGAGCGGATCGAGCCCGGGAAACAGCCACCCGCCGTCAAACATCTTGCCCTGCGCACGGGCCATGCGCCACCATACGCGCAGACGCTCGAGCAGCACCGGCGAGAGCATCGCGTAGCGGTCGCGGCGGCCCTTGCCCTGCTCGATACGCAGTGTCATGCGTTCGCTGTCGACGTCGGTGACCTTCAGCGCGACCACTTCACTCGCGCGCAGCCCGGCACCGTAGGCGACCGACAGCGCAGTCTGGTGCTTGAGGTTGCCGGCTGCCTCGATCAGCCGCCGCACTTCGTCGGGACTGAGCACGACGGGCAATATGCGGGGAACACGCACCGGTTGCATCCTGACTATCAGCTCAGGCCGGTCGAGCGTGACCGTGAAGAAGAACTTCAGGCCGGTGATCGCGTGGTTCAGCGACACGGCCGATGTGCCGTGATCGACTAGATAGAGCTGGTAGCGGCGCAGGTCCTCGACGGTGGCCGTGTCAGGTGAGCGCCCGAGAAACCGGGCGAACTCACGCACGATGTGCAAATAGATGTCCTGCGTCTTGGGGGCTAGCTGGCGCATGCGCATGTCGTCGATCATGCGTTGACGCAATGGGCTGACGTTTGCCGGTAAGGAGGTCAT